GGCGGTTGTTACGCAAAAGCTTCAGCAACTTGCCGGCGGCTTCATTTACGGACTGGATAAGCCGGAATGGATCGGATCCCATAAGTTTGATCTGTTGGATGAAATACTCGAAGAGAATCAACGAGCGAACACGATCATCGTTTATAACTACAAAGAAGAGTTAGCAGAACTTAAAAGACGTTATCCACAACTCTCTACTATGGATGACGCAAATGTTGTTGACAAGTGGAACAAAGGTGAACTTGAGCTTTTGGCCCTGCATCCAAAGAGCGCAGGGCACGGGCTGAACTTACAGTTCGGCGGCAACAAGATCATCTTCTTATCGTTGCCGTGGTCGCTTGAGCTTTACGAACAGACCATCGGACGACTGCACCGTAGCGGGCAGACAAAAGAAGTGTGGTGTTATGTTCTGATCTGTAATAAGACTATTGACGAGCGCATCTACGCAAGTCTGCATGACAAGCGTTCGTTAGCGGAGTTAGCTTTAAATGAATTGGCGTGAATTGAACGAAGTCCTGACGGACTATACGGAACAAGAGGTATTGGATCTCTTGGGTGACGAGCGCAAGAACGCTCGCAGGTCTACGGTCATTATACGTTTGCATCAGCGTTACACGACGTTGCGAATGTTGCGTGAGCGAGCCGAACTATTAGGGGAAATTGATGAATCCGCACGATCTACTACAACAAGCAAGCGAAATAATCGGCGAGCGAGGGGCTGATTACGGTGGAATTGAAGATAATTTTCAGCTTATTGCTGATCTGGCATCTTTGCGTCTGGGCCGCGATATTCACCCCTTTGAGGTAGCCATCATCATGGTCTGCGTTAAGAACGCAAGAGCGTTTAGCAGCCCGACGCATATTGACAGCCGTCTCGACGCGATGAACTACGAAGCGTTCGCGGCGATGTTTGCCAATGACTATGTGACCCAGAAAGAAGGTTCCGGCATAGGCTACAAGAAGCGCGCCGAACTGAAACCCGCTAAGAAGGAAGAACTAAAGCCGACACGCCGCGCGGAGCTTGCCGTAATCGACGATAAACTGACCCGTTGGGGTTCCACGGAGCCGCCGCAGTTCAGCGGCAACGGCGCGCTGTTGAGCGACTGAATACTGAGTCAGGGGAGGACAAGATCCTTCCCTGACTGTCTGGCAACTAGAAAGTGCCGTTGTCGAGATCAGTAGCAGTATCGTCAACGGTTTTAGGGGCCATAACGACATTGGTCTGTTGTGCTTTCAGTTTGGCTTGCAGATCCATACGACGTGTGACTTCCTCACGCCGCCCACGATCATAAGCGTCAGCAATTAACATTTTAACGCCGCCGTAGAGCACCGTTAAAAATAAGCCAATTAAGATAGCAGTTGTCATGCGCCCGTGACGTTAAAATCTTTAGCGCCGATAAGACCGATAGCAATCAACGCCGCTTGCAGAGAAGGCCAATCAAGTGTCTTGGTCTGCCAAGCGTTGAAGAGGACACCAACGAGAGTGAGAACGCCAGGGATGGTGGTTTTCCAATTCTTAATCATTCGAATGTCCTCCTGAAGAAAATGCCAAGCATAAATGCTAGTTTCGCAACATATGACGCCGTAAGAGCGACAATGATTCTATTTAACAAGCGCTATGATCTGCGCTTTAACGTCTGCGATACGCGCAGACCAGCCTTTGCCAAACGTAGACCAGATCGACAAGGACTGCATGAACGCCAGCCGCTTGTTCGTGACGGCCATAGCGACAAAGGTTTTGGTGGCTTGGATTGTTGCAGGGCCGATCTGACCGTCCTGCGTAACGCCGACAACAGCTTGAAGATATTTGGCGGCTCTTGATACGCCGCTGTTTACTGCAAAATCGAACACAGCAAAATCAACGCCGTCGGGCAGATTATCTCCAGAAATACGATCCCAATAGAGGTTCTTGTAAATCGCCGCAACTTCCGAATCAGCAATAGCGCGCACGCTCTGCGTTGGGAGATTCTGTGATTTACGCCAACTGTCATAGACCGCTTGCGTAACGCCCTTATTCGTCGGGCCGCCTGGATCTTTTGGGTGGTCAACATAGCCGCCCTCATATTTGAGAACCTGCTTAAGCGCCTGTGGATAGTTCTCTTTCATCGCCGGTCTGCTTTCTGGCTTACAAGATCTCGAATGGTGTCAAGTTTTGCGAACACTTGGCCTAACGCTGAATTAAATTCATCGCGGGTAACGTAGCGCCCTGCTACAAGAACCTCGATAGCGGCGACCTTATCGGCCAGATCCTTATCGGCTTCTTGCAAATCTTTGACAGCGCCCCAGACGGTATTCAATACCCATCCGCCTAGGACGCCGACCACGCCGACAGCGACATCAAAAAATACTTGATATTCGTTGTTCATCTCGCCATCGCATTTATGCCCTGCGTCGCTATAGGTGCAGCGATAGGGGCGTATTCAACAGAGAACGGAACAGCGGTCGGAGCGCCGCGTGTCATAGCCGCGACATTGCCTGCGGCGCGTCGGGCTAGTGCATTACGAACAGCGCGGCCAGCCGCGCCACCAAGAGCCGCGCCAGTAGCGCCATAAAATGCGTAAGGGTCTTCGTTGCCTAGACCATAACCGCCGACAAGCGCTTGTGTTGCCAACATACCTGGGCTACGCGAAGGCGCAAAACGGCTTGCAAAATTAGCAATTGCAGATCCTTCGCTGCCTTTTGCAACACGTTTTATCATGGTCTGTTCGTCAGGCGTAAATCGACGCATACGCCCCTCATTTTTTGCTAACGCGCGGAATTGCGATTCAATATTTTCGGCGGATCCGCCCGACAGATCAGCGCGTTCAATTAAGCGCTCAATTTCGGCGCTCTTGCTCATCATCTTATAGTCTTTGATACCAGACATAAGCGCGTCAGCGGCTTCTCTGCCTGCGCCCGTTTGTGATGCTATGTTGGTATTTTTTTCATTTGTAACAAAATCGTCCAACTTGTCCGTTAACATTCCGCCTAAACGGCGCACGTCTTTTTCTTTATCGTTGCGTAGAACACCAAGCGTTTGTCGAGCGTTGTGCAAACTTTCTATCGTCAATGGCTCATTGCCAAGATCTTTTATTACATTTATAGCGGCTGTTACATCGCCAAATTTAGGAAACCGCGGATCGTATCCTTTTAAATTTGTCCCTAAATTGTCCGCAAAAGTTTTAAATGCTGTTGGGTTATATTGAACACCAAGCGAAGTTGCTTTTTCGAAGGCTTGTGACGCGCGTTCACCAAGACCTTCAGTTGACGGTGGTTTGCCAACCATACGCAGAGCGCCGCGTTGTCCAGCGGCCAGTGCTGACTCAGCGGTTTGTTGCAATCCTGCCGCGCCTCTTGCGCCAGCTAGACCGCCGACAAGGCTTGTAGCCAATAGAGCGCGCGGATCTTCAATACCCATCTGTTCAGCACGCACAGGCGCAACCGCTGCACCGGCACCGGCACCCGTCTGGACAAACGGGCGCTCGCCCATCGTCGTTAATACATTACGCATGACGCCGGGCGCTGCGCGTTTAGCCAAAACATTAGCCGCGCCTGCGCCAGTCAATGCACCGCCCGCGCCTTCGACGCCTGCGGCTAGTAATTCTTCAGCTTGCGTGCGAGGACGAAAAGATTGCGGCGTCAAATATTGACGTGCAATGTCAGACGGCGTTCTGACTTGTGACGTGCCAATCTTAGGCGCTGCTATGTTGTAGAGCGTCGTCGCCAGATCAGCGACGCCAAGTGCCGCCGGAGCCGCGACAGCGCCAACAGGGCCAGCAACAAGACCGCCAAGTCCAGCAGCAGCCGCAATAGGCGCTATAGCGCCGCCAGCCACTTCAGCCGCACGTCGTGTGGTTAATCCTTCAGACGGTTTTTGTGGCGCAGCTTCTAGCCCAAAATGCTGAAGTATTTCGGCGTCTGAATAACCAGCTTTTTTAGCTTCCGCTGTCTCAGGTATAGACATAAGGAATTGCTGGATCTCAGCATCCGAATATCCTGCCGCTTTTGCGCCCGCTACGTCAAACATTTTTATCTCGTATAGAAAGAAGACAATGGAGGCCGGTTAGATGGCGGTGCGGCTGGCGCGGCAGGCGCTATCGGAGCCGCGTCCTCTTCTGGCAATTTAATTTTACCAGAGCCATACCGCGATGATAGATCGCTAACAATAGCCCGTATTGATTCAATGGACATGGTTGGATCGCCTAGACGTTCTAACGCTGATTTAAGTTCAAAATTCGAATCAAGTTCTTTAGAAGTTTGACCCGTTGCTTCTTTAATATCTTGTAAAAGTTGCCCTCGAAGAGCTGAAATTCTATTGCGTCTATCTTGAGCTTTAGACCCCAAGGCTTTTTCGGTTTCTTGACCGACAGTTGTTCCTTTAAGATACCGTCCCAGCGTGCCAAGCGGATCCGCAGCAGCCGTTTGGCTGCTTATCATATCCCCAGAAGTTAATAGCTGGTCATACGTTCCAAGCATCTTATCAAGAGTTTTATCAATATTTGATTGACCTTTAATTTGCTTGCGTGTGCCAACTGTTACGGGTTGCGTTGGGGTAACAGGAAGAGGTGCAGGTGATGGTATCGGCGCGGCCATATCGCTGATAGG